AAAAAAGAATTAAAGAGATTTTACTATCTGCGTTAGAGATTGAAAAAGAATTTATCACTGAATCATTACCTGTGTCTTTAATTGGTATGAATTCAAACTTGATGAAACAATATCTTGAATTTGTTACCGACGGATTATTAGTTAAGTTTGGCTGTAAAAAACACTTTAATGTGGAGCAACCATTTAAATTTATGGAACAGATTGCTGTTGAAACAAAAGGTAACTTTTTTGAATCAAGAACAATGGAGTATCAAAAGGCCAAATTAGGTGAGTCATTAACATTTACAGACGATTTTTAATATGATGTCACTAAAGATAAGAAAAAGAGGGGGGGACGAAGTTTCGTTCAACCCCCAAAAAATTTACAATAGAGTTAAACGAGCAGCAAGAGGATTAAACGTAAATGCTGATGAGGTATTCATTAAGGTGATTACTTCAGTTCCGACAGAAGGTGTTATTACAACCAAAGAGTTGGATAAATTGGTTTACGAGATTGCTGCGGCATATACCGGAAGTCACCACGATTATTCAAGACTGGCGTCTTCTGTGGCTATTTCTGCATACCACAAAGAAACTGATGATAGTTTTTGTAACACAATGCACACATTACACGTTGATGGTATTATTAACGATAAGTTAATGGAAACTATTGAATTATATGGACCTGAAAATATTGATTCTGTAATAAATCACGAGAATGATTACAATTTTGATTATTTTGCGTGGAAATCGTTACAAGAAATGTATTTGTTAAAAAATCCTGAAGGTAAAGTAATTGAAAGACCTCAACATATGTATATGAGAGTGGCTTTATGGGTTACTAAATCCTTTGAACAAGCGGTTGAGTATTATCAATCATTATCAAATCAAGTTATATCCCCTGCAACACCAATTATGATTAATGCGGGAACTAGAACACCTCAACTAGCGTCTTGTGTATTAAAATACAATCACGGAGATTCAAGAGAAGGTTTATTACAAACATTCAATGACATTTCAACATATTCGTCAGATGCTGCAGGTATTGGATTATGTATGTCAAACATTCGTAGTAAAGAGAGTCGTATTAACTCATCAGGAGGATTTGCTGGTGGTTTACTAAAATACCTTAAAATTGTTAATGAAGGATTAAGATTCTTTAATCAACAAGGTAGAAGACCGGGTAGTGCGGCTATCTACATTGAACCTTGGCATAAAGACATTATTGATTTGCTTGAAATCAAAAAAAATACGGGTGCAGAAGAATTAAGAGCAAAAGATTTATTTACCTCGATATGGTTACCGGACAACTTTATGAACGCAGTTAAAAACAATAGTGATTGGTACTTATTCTGTCCTAATGATATTGTTAAAGCGGGTATCAAACCATTACAGGAAACTTATGGTGATGAGTATGAATCAAATTATAACAAAGCGGTTGAACTTGGTCTTGGTAAAAAAGTAAAGGCGCAGACAATTTGGAATAAAATTATTGAATCTCAGGTTGAAACAGGAGTTCCTTACTTATGTTCTAAAGATAGTGCAAATAGAAAGACAAACCATCAAAACATTGGGGTGATTAAACAATCTAACTTATGTAATGAGATTTACCAATATACTGATGAGAATACTACAGCAATCTGTACCTTATCATCTATGGTATTGAAGAACTTTATTGTTAAAGGAGAGTTTGATTTCAAATTACTTTATAGTGAAGTTAGAAAGGTTGTTAGAGCACTTAACAAAGTTGTTGACATTAATAGTTATTCAACTGAACAAGGTAGAAAAGGTGGGTTAGAACAAAGAGCGATTGCTATTGGAACTCAAGGTCTTGCTGACGTGTTTTTCTTAATGGATTACATATTCACATCTGAAGAGGCGAAACAATTAAACAAAGAAATCTTTGAAACCATCTATTTCGCAGCAATCACTGAGAGTATGGAATTATGTAAATCAGGTGAATATAAACCATATGAATTCTTTAAAGGTTCACCAATGTCAAAAGGTATATTCCAATTTGATATGTGGGGATTAGATTACGAAGGATTAGGTAGAATGTGGGATTGGGACTCACTTAAGTTAGAAGTATCCAATCACGGGGTTTGTAACTCGTTATTCACGGCTCAGATGCCAGTTGCGTCTTCAGCAAAAATTACAGGTTCATTTGAAATGACAGAACCGGCTCACTCAGCATTATTTAATCGTCGTGTAGTTGGGGGTGAAATCTTAATTGTTAACAAATACTTAATTAGTGATTTTGAGAAAATTGGTATTTGGTCTGAAGATTTGAAAAACGAAATCATTATGAATGAAGGGTCAATTCAAAATATTAACTTTAACAATTATCTTGACCAAGAAGATAAAAATTACAACAAGAAAGTTAAGAGAATTGAACATTTAATTCCAAAATACAAAACAATTTGGGAAATATCTCAAAGAGAACTTATTGATATGGCGGCAGACAGAGCACCATTCATTGACCAATCACAATCAATGAATATCTATATGTCTAATCCAACACTATCAAAGATTTCATCATCACACTTCCATTCTTGGGGTAAAGGATTAAAAACTCTTTGTTATTATGTTAGAACAAAAGCGATATCAACCGGAGCTAAACACTTGGCGGTGGACATTTCAAAAGTAGGTCAACCAAAACAAATTGAGAAACCAACAGTTGAACTAACTTCAAAACCAACAGATACGGAATTTGAATGTTTCGGATGTGGTTCTTAATAAGAATATAAATCACGACTTAGGTCGTGATTTTTTATTTTGGGGGTATTTATAAAAAATAATGACGACACTATATTTATAGTTATGGCAGATGGAACAACATATGGGTTAACTTTTCCTTTCAGAGATTCTTATGATGGAAAGTATTTAGATTTATCAGATTATAACGACCAAGAAATTAGGTCTAATTTAATACACCTTTTATTATCGAAAAAAGGTAGTAGATATTATTTACCTGATTTTGGGACAAGATTATATGAATTTATCTTTGAACCGTTAGATGGTCCAACATTTTCTGAGATAGAAACTGAAATAAGAGAATCTGCGGGGATATATTTACCGGGAATAAGAATAACAAACATTAGTATTACCGCAGCTTCAGATAGTGAAGAAGATAAGGGTAGTTATATAAACGATAATGATGAAAGAGTTTTTCGTGTACCTAACATCTCAAATAATGAACATACCGCAAAAGTTAAAATTGATTATATCATCAATAATGATGTCTTTAATAGTAGCGACTTTGTAATTATTAATATATAAAATTATGGCAAACAAAAAAATTTCCTATACTACAAGAGATTTCCAATCAATTAGAACAGAGTTAATTAACTTTACTAAAACCTATTATCCGGATACTATCCAAAACTTTAATGACGCATCTGTTTTTTCAGTATTGTTAGATTTAAATGCTGCGGTAACCGATAACTTGCAATTTAATATTGATAGAAGTATTCAAGAGACTGTACTTCAGTATGCGCAACAAAGGTCATCAATTTTTAATATTGCAAAAACTTACGGATTAAAAGTTCCGGGAATGAGACCATCGGTTGCTTTAGTTGACTTTTCAATAACAGTACCAGCTTTTGGAGATAAAGAAGATTTAAGATATTGTGGTATATTAAGACGAGGTTCTCAAGTTAATGGAGCTGGTCAAGTATTTGAAACTGTTTATGATATTGATTTCGCATCACCAATAAATGGTGAGGGATTCCCTAATAGGTTAAAAATACCTAATTTTGATTCAAATAATAAATTATTAAATTATACAATCACTAAACGAGAAACTGTTGTAAATGGTACAACAAAAGTATTTAAAAAAGTTATAACACCAAATGATGTTAAACCTTTTTATGAATTATTTTTACCTGATAAAAATGTATTAGGGGTGACTAGTGTGTTGTTAAAAGATAGTACACAATATACTAATATTCCTTCAGTACAAGAGTTTTTAGGTTTAGATAATAGATGGTATGAGGTAGATTCTTTGGCGGAAGATAGGGTATTTGTCGAAGACCCAACAAAAGTATCGGATGCACCGGGTATTAAAGTCGGTAGATATCTACAAACTAGTGATAAATTTATCACAGAATTTACACCTGAAGGATTTTTAAAAATGACATTTGGTGGTGGTTCACAATCTGCTGACGAACAATTAAGAGAATTTGCTAGAGATGGATATCAGTTAAACTTATATAAGTATTCTAATAATTTAGCCTTAGGTAGTTCTTTAAAGGCAAACACAACATTATTTGTTCAGTATAGAGTAGGTGGTGGTGTTGGTAGTAATATTGGTGTTAATGCGATTACTCAAATTGGTACTGTATCATTTTTTGTTAATGGTCCATCAGATAGTGTTAATACAACTGTAGTTAATTCGTTAAGATGTACAAATGTAACTGCCGCAATTGGTGGGGCAAGTTTCCCAACAACCGAAGAAGTTAGAAATTTAGTAACATATAATTTTGCATCACAAAAAAGAGCGGTTACTGTTAATGATTATGAATCATTAATTAGAACGATGCCATCACAATTTGGTGCACCGGCAAAAGTTTCAATAACTGAAAATAATAATAAGATAATAATCCAAATGTTATCGTATGATGAAACAGGTAGATTAACCGAAGTTATTTCAAACACTCTGAAAAATAATGTCGCAAATTATTTATCAAATTATAGGATGATTAATGATTATGTGTCTATACAAAGTGCAAATGTTATTGACTTAAGTTTTAATATTGATGTTGTTTTAGATAATACTCAAAATCAAGGGACAGTTATTTCACAAATAATAACTATTGTTTCTGAATATTTTGACCCGGCTAATAGATATATGGGTGAGAATGTTAATATATCTGAATTAAGAAGATTAATCCAAAGTGAAAATGGGGTTATTTCATTATCTGATATTCAGGTGTTTAATCAAGTGGGTGGCCAATATTCATCATCTCAAACATCTCAAAGATATATTGATAGTGCAACAAAACAAATTGAATTAATTGATGATACAATTTTTGCTCAACCAAATCAAACTTATCAAATTAAATATCCAAACAAAGATATTAATATTAGAGTTAAAAACTTAAAAACAGTTAACTTTTCATAATAATTTATTTTTAAAAATTATGAATTATCTTTTAAAAATAGTGTATAAACTATTTATTTAAAAAGATAAAAAATGTCAAAGTCATATAGAATAAGAACGAAGGTCGGTGTCGATACTTCTTTGAAGGTATTAATTGAACAAGAATTCGAGCATTTAGAAATTCTATCCTTAAAAATATTACAAAGTGATATCTACACAAGACAATGTTCTGATTATGGAGTTATTGTTGGACGTGTTAGTGTCAATAATGGCTTTGGTATTCCAAACGCTAAAGTTTCTATCTTTATTCCTATAGATAGTGTAGACCAAAACAACCCTATTATATCCGAATTATACCCGTATAAATCATTATTAGATAATAATGATGAGGGGTATAGATATAATCTACTACCTTATGTTAAATCATATAGTGCTCACGTTCCGACCGGAACTTTTTTCACAAGAAATGATGTTTTAACGGACCCAACATTAATTGAGGTTTACGACAAATATTACAAATATAACGCAATCACTAATGAAAGTGGTGACTATATGATATTTGGTGTTCCTGTGGGGTCTCATACAATTGTTATGGATGTTGATTTATCAGATATTGGGGAATTTTCTTTATCACCTCAAGATTTGATTAGAATGGGTCTTGCGACTGAGGCTCAAGTTTCTGGAACTAATTTTAGGTCATCAAATAATTTACGTGAATTACCTCAAATTATTAATCTTAGTAAATCTATTGAGGTAGACCCATTATGGGGTCAACCTGAAATTTGTAATTTAGGTATCACAAGAACTGATTTTGATTTAACTAGTGAGTCTAATGTGGATATTAGACCAACCTCTATTTTTATGGGGTCAATAATTTCAACTACTAATAGTAATGCGTTATCAACAGGATGTAGACCACCAAGTAATTCAGGTCATTTATGTGATTTAACAGTAGGTCCTGGTGATATATTAGCGATTAGACAAACAATCTTACAAGATTCAAATGGACGACCAATTTTAGAAAATTTTAGTTTAGAAGGTGGTGGTAAAGTTATAGATGAAAACGGTACTTGGTTAATTGATGTACCAATGAATTTAGATTATTATACGACTAATGAATTTGGTGAGCAAGTATTATCTAATGACCCGGAAGTTGGTATACCAACTAAAGCCAAATATAGATTTAAAATTAAGTGGTCTCAGTCACCATCATTAAGTGAACCTACAAGACGAGGGTATTTTTTAGTACCAAATATTAAAGAATACAAAGGTAGTAATGTACAACAATCTTATGCGTTTAGTGTTGATTGGAATGATTATGCTCGTACAGGTACAACATCAGATAATATTTTAGCTCAAAAAATAGTACAAGAGGCCATTAATTGTGATGATAAATTTTATTTAATGCAATATAATAAAGTTTATACGGTTTCTCAATTTATTTCAGGTAGAAGACAAGGTAGTGGTATAGAAAGATATATCGGTATTAAAAATATATTAGACAATAATTGTGCGAGTGTTAATAATAGATTCCCAACAAATGATGGAAACTTTAGATTTGATATTTTATATATCATTTTTATGTTTTTTAGTATAATTTTAACTCCGGTATTTTTTGCATTAATACTATTACTACACATATTATATTTTTTAATTTGGATTTTAAGAGTTGCATTTCTACCTGTTTTAGCGGCTTACTATATTGTTCTTGGAATACAAACGGGAATAGGTGCATTTGCAGTCGGTTTTGGTGCGACATTTAGTGCGGGTCTTGCCTTGGCAGCAATTACATATGCTTTATTAGCCGCGTTTATTATTTATATAATTGTATTATTATTTAAGATAGATTTATCGGGTATTAAAGTACCTATTTTAACTTATCCTGATTGTGAACTATGTTCTTGTAGTCCGGAGTCAAACACAAGTGAGGATATTGGTGAGGGTGTTGGTGCTACAACACAAAATACGGGGAATGTTGCGGTTCCTTGTTCGAGTATTGTTTCAAATACAGATGTTACATCAATAAGTTTAAGTCCAGGTATGTTACCGTTGTTTAGTTCAACGGCATTTGATGTACCCTCAATATCACCAACAAACCCTGATGGGTTTTTAACTTCTCGTGCTCAAGTTTACAAACAACAATTAACGGGTATTATTTATGATTTACAGTATGCGTCAAATAATATTGGGGCTCCTTATTTGGCTCATACCGATACAAGTGATAATAATGTTCGTCGATATATTTATACGACAAGTATTCCGGTTGCGGATAGAATTAATTTATTTAATGTTAAGGCAAAATATTTTAATGGTGGAACAACTAATCCCGGTGGTGGTGTAAATAGAATTAGTGTTAATTTTCAAACAGGACAAACTGTTAACAGACATTTTGACAATACAACCGTAATTTTATGTGATAAGTCTAGTATACAAAATTTAACTCCCGGACAATTAATTGCTTTTCAAAACCCAACGTTAAGTAAAGATGTTAATCTTACTCGTGGGGTTGTAAATGTTTATGGTAATAACGCAATAACCGGAACAACGTCGACTGGTCAGACATCAATTAAAGTTTATTATGCTAATCCTAATGGTAGTGGTAACTTGTCTGTAACGTATAATGTAAATATAACGGCGGACACAACAAATAATTATCATAAGTTCCCTACTGACGTAGAATATTTTCAAGTTATAACCGGTATGACTTATAGTCAATTTAGTGGTCAATGTAATTCCCAATTAGGGTCTGATTCTTTAAACAATCGTTACATTAATAATACAACATTTATTGGGCAAGAAGAAGTAACAGGACAGATTAATAACTATGATAATGTACCAAATTTAAGAGGTTTAGATTATGTTGATGATAACAAAAGTATTTGTGTTTTAATTTTAAATAGAGGTGTCGACCCTTACACACCTAAAGTTCCAATATCGTATGGTTTAGGTAGATTGTTTGGTTTTACTAATGAAAGTAGTAAAACAATTACAGGATATTATCATATGAATATTCCTATTCAAGGGAGGTATTTAAATGTTAGTCATTTAAGTAGTCATTTAAGTAATAGTAATATTGCAACGGATACATATTCTAATCAAAATCTTTACTTTAACTCATTTAGTTATAGGCCTCAAGTAACTGAAATACGAGGACTCGTAACAACATATGAATTTGGTCAACCTCAAATAGACCTAAATGGGTTGTTAGTTTCTAAGTATTCTGGATTTAGTTCCAATTTAATAAGTTATTATTCATATATGGATAAAACTGTTATGGGAACATTTTTCCAACCACAATGTGGTGGATTTAATGTTGCGAATGTTACATCACTTAATACCAATGTTGCAACCGCTGATGTGACGTTAGGTTTACGTGTTAGTACTCAAAATAGGTTTAGTTGGAGAATTTTTCCTCAACCCATAAATGCTGTTAATTATTTATTACCTCAATACACTTATAGTCCGGGAGGATTTAATCAAGGTTATTTTCCAAATGAAATTGTTGAGGGGGGTCCTATTATGTATACTAATTTAGACCTTAGAAATGCTGGTCAACAAGAACCAACAACGATATATAATG